CGAATGATGATTTTATTGAAGCGTTCGAGAATGCGTGATAGGTGATAAATAAAGCCCCTAGGTTTATTGCCTAGGGGGTTTTTATATGTGTTTTTGTTTGTGTTATGATGTGAGTATCGACTTCAAAGGAAGGAAAAAATAGAAATGATGATTTCAAATATGACTTTCAAGGAAAAGAACGAATTTCTCGCCACTTTGTGGGATGACCCGTCCGTAACTCTTCATGGCGTCAAGGACGGTGTTACGAGTTCGATTGATCGTGATCAGGTTGTTGATGATTACGGCGTTGCCTTGTATGATTCGTATCAATTCCTTTTGCCTTATGAAACGGATGATGGTTTGCTTCTATTCTCCGCTGAGGATATGGAAGCGTTTGCTCGGACGTGGTGATAAATAAAGCCCCTAGGTGAGTAACCTAGGGGCTTATTTTATGCGGTCAATTTAGGCGAATACGAGATACCATGCTGATTTGTCGGCTGGGGCGAGTGCAACGTATCGGGTTGCGCCTGAATCGCCGGTATAGTGTGCCCAAATGTACCCGTCTGCGATTACACCACCTTCGGCAAGGTTGACGGTTTGTCCGTAATGATACTGTGCGACTACCTGTGCTGAAGTGGACGGTGCCGAGCGAACATTGAGCACGTCAACGTTGACTTTGTAGGTGCGCGGGATGATAGTCACAGTATTGTTGCTCGGTGCGGGTGCCGGCGTGTTTGCCGAGCGGGGGTGGAAGTAGCCGATGATTCCGGCCTTGCTGAGTGTGACGTATCCGGCCTTGTCTGGATTTTGTGACATGGTGGACAGTGTGCCGTTGCCATTGTCTTTTACTACGATGGCGACATGGTTCATACCGTTGCCGTCCCAAAACGCCACATCACCATATACGGGGGTATAGTTGCCTGCTTCGCGGGTGAAAGCGTTTTGCAATGCTTGGGAGCGATCGTATCGCGCGGTGTAGACGCTTGCCGCGTATCCGTCTACCGTGTTGGTGTCGGCTGCTGGAATGCCGTAAACGTTTCGTGCGTAGCTGCTCCAAAGGTCCCAGCATTGCCCGCCGTATGCGCCGTCCATGTCGATAATCTTACCGTTAACCGTGTTCATCCATGTTCGAATATCCATGTCAGTTCTCCTTCTTATGTTTGGGGGTATCGTTTTGTGCGAATACACTCATAAATGGTGCGTCCGCCAACTCTGGATTGATGGCGGTGATGTTTTCGAGGATTGAGGTGAGTTCGATCAGACTAATGCCGCCTACGGTGCAGACGAATACACTGACCGGCAGTCCGAGGTCTACATGGAGGTTGATCATGTCCACGAAATATGCTACGAGAGTGAGCATGAGATAGGCGAACTTATGCCATAAACCCTGCCGCATTTTTTGCGAATTGAGCGTGTCGTTGAGTATGGCTTTAGCAAGTCCGGTAACGTAGTCTACGATGATAAAAAAGACTACCGCGAACACGCACCATACGTCCGTTGGGGTCATTGTCATTACTATTGCCTCCTATTTTCCTAACAGTTCGCCAATGATCAACCCAAAATCGGCCTTGACCTGTGAATCATCAAATCTTATCTTGCCCAGTCGGTAGCCGGTGGTGAGTCGCCGTATGATATCATCTGATTTTTTGACGTACCATGTTTTTTCGTCAACGTGATTGGGGTCTAGCGTGTAGACGGGGCGAGTATTGTCTTTCGGGATACGTCGTGAAACATATTGTGAAACGTGCCCGTCACGCTCGGAAACACTCACCCATATACCGAAACGCGCATAATCGGTAGTGTCTAGGACGTAGGACAATTCTCCGTCTGTAGGGATGGGGGCTAGCAGCGTGTCCGATTCGTCACGGAATTTGTTACGTATTGCATAGTCGGCATAGTCGACGTCGTACTGCTCAAGGAACCGTCCGAACTTTGACTTGGCGACTTTCGCGCTGAATCCGCCGTAATCAGCCAATTCGAGACACACGAACCCCCCACAATACAACTTATATTGCTGCTGGTTGGCTTGCTGAGCGCCAATGTCCAACCGGTATTTCGCGAAATAAGGATTAGCCTTTTGCACTGCGTTGGACAAAAACAGCACTTTTGTCCTATCTTGCCAACGGTCAACAGTATTGTAAAATTCGCTAAAACTGTTTACCTCATTGCTCAAAAATCGTAGGTTGTCGGGAAAGATTTCATCGAAAATAATCAAATGAACTTTAGGGTAGGCTACCGATTTCAATCCGCCTGCCTGCGATAGTGCGATGAAATAGCAGCATGTGCGCCAATCTTTCTCATCCCATGACGTCTTATGAATCTGCCCTTTTTCGCCATTCACGCGAAATTCATAGGAGGGGAAAAATTCTTGAATGTCCTTGAAAAACGTTTCCTTGCGGTGTTGTTCCACATCAGTGCGACGCAGATAAATAAATTCATGGCCGTTCTTAATATACTCTTTGATGCCGTATCGTTTTGCGGCAAAAGTCTTGCCAAGTCCACGCGCCCCGATCACAAAATTCCACGGCGCGTTACGGGTGAGCAGATCATGCAAGTCGTAGTAGTCATCTTCGGCCAATGTCTGTAACGCCATGTCTGCTCACCTCCTAAAGTAATGGGGAGCGTAACGTCATGACCGCCGTTACGCTCCCCGTGTAGTTACGGTCGGCTCAAGGGAAGTTATCACATGCCGACATCGATTATTATACCACACTTTAGAATGCGGGTGGATTCGATTTTCCATCCCATACGGACAATAGTGAATATGCTTGATTGTATCGACTTGTATATGGTTGGAATGGATACGTGCTCAAAATATTGGTTTTGAGCTGTGCAAGATTCGACGCTTTCGGCACTTTGAGCGCGTTAGCGGGTGACTGGTGATATGCGGTCACCCACAAGATTTGCATTTTATCATCATCGTATTCTTGTGGATATCCGGCGTAATCTTCCGCGAACTGCTTGCGTTGTCCCTCATGCGATTCACTACGTGCCGCCCACGTCTTGAATGCGGACGCTTCCGTTTGTGTCAGGGTTCGTGTAAAATCTCCCCCGCTCTCCATGAGTGCCGCGATCTGCGGTGCTGAGGTTTTGAATGTTGCATAGCCGGTCGGGTCGGCAGATTTCATCGCATTCAACACTTGCAAACGTCTACCGAAACTCCATTGAGCTATGCCGATACCCTGTAGATTGGCCGCTTCCACTGCATCCCACCGTAAACCGGCTTCCACCGTGCCGACCACGTATAAAGCGTAAGAGTTTTCCGGTGACACTGAGGTTGACGGGTGCGCCTGACCGTTACTATCGGACGGTTGACCTTGTGACGCTTTTTCGGAAAAATTGTTCGCGGTGGTTTTGTAGAAAATACGCGCCCTTGCACCGCTGTTGTCGGTTTCATGCAAGTAGAGATTGTCGCCCTGCCAGTGTATCCACGCTCCCCCGCGCGCGGTGTCGGGGTTCCCTTGATTGTTGTCACCGGTGGGATTGTCCACGTCCGGCTTAGACATGGTACGGGGATGCAGATAGCCTAAAAGTCCGTCGATCGGGAACCATTTAAGTGCGCTGGCGTCAGGATTTTGCGTGATCACGTAGATTCTGCCATCTTTTACGCCGTCTCCCGCGACTATGGCGACATGCGTGTAGGGGGTGTACGCGCCGTACCCCCATATTGCCACATCCCCAGCCACTGGCGAGTATCCGTTTGCTGGAATCCGTTCGTACACTTGTTCGCACCGTGCGGATACGGGGTATGCGGTGTACAATCCTCCTGCATAGCCGGTAGGGGTTATGCAATCCTGAATGGACATGCCGTACATGTCCATACTGTACTTGGCCCATAAGTCCCAGCATTGCGCGCCATACGCGCCGTCCATGTCCCAAAAACGGTTTTTCGTCTGGTCAATCCATTGCGTAAAAGTAATAGCCATATCCTTAATTATAGGATATGGCTATTGACTATCGGCGGGAATTAAGCTGCGTAGGATGCCATGAAGCTTGCATTGCCCTGATCTCCTACGACTGGATTGAAAACCCCCCACTCACCGTTGGGCTGAATGAACGCCAACTTTGGCTTTTCGGTACTGCCACCGGTGACTATCCACTGCCAAATATTGTGACGTGGGTACGCCCATTTCGCCAAATCTCCACCCTTGCCTGCGCCGATCGATGGAATCCGACCTTGCCCGTCCGCAACAATAAGGCCGTTTTGCAGCTTGAATTCCACCGGCATGCTGCCAAGCATGGAAACGGCATACTCCTGCCTGCCACGGTAACTATCACGGCAAGCCGTGTACAGGTATTTTGCAATGACCTTAGCGCCCGTCTCGTTAGGGTGAATATCATTCGATGGGAACCAACCGGTTTCGCTCTTGCACCACACGTAAGCACTATCGGCCACCACCACACGATGATTGCCCAAACCGCCAGCGATCGCGCCGTTGAACAATCCACTATATTTATTCATTCCATCCTCATTAAGAGTGGCGTGATCGAACAGCATGGGAGCAATCACGACGATCGCGTTCGGAAACGCTGCCGCCATTGCCGACACAACCTCACGCGCCTTCGGAAGTCCGGTGTCATAGTTCAAGATATCGTTGCGGCCACCGGCGCAGACGGCAACCTTGACCTTGGACTTATCCACGGTAGGGTCGGCAACGCAGTTGGCGATCTGCTGCGCAAAAGTCGGGATACCGGCCACGTTAAAGCCCGCACCGGCTTTCGCATAGTTTTTCCATGTCAATTCTGGGAGCATGGCGGACAACTGGTAGGACCACGTACGCTCGCGAGTGTTATCCGCATATGAGTCACCGAACGTTACGAGGTATCCGTCCGAATATTGCGCCTGACCCAATTTTTCCTTGATCGCCACAATCTGAGCCGCATTAGAGGAAACCGACGAAGACAATGCGGTGATATCCGTAGTGTTTTTATCCCACCTTGTTTTCGCAGCGGTGGCATTATCGGTGGAATCCGCGCCGAGCGCGTCGAGAATATCCTTGTTCGAGCCGGCCTTGCCGATGGCGGTTGTGGCGTCCGTGCCGGCCTTATCCCACTTGGTTTTATTCGCGGCTGCGTGTGCGGTAGTGTCGGCTCCCAATGCGGTAAGAACAGTGGTATTCGCATTGGCTTTTCCGACTGCTGAAGCAGCATCCGCCATTGCCTCAACTGCGTCCGTGCCGGCCTTATCCCATTTGGTTTTCGCACTGGTCGCACTGTCCACCGTATTGTCGCCGAGCAGTGCTTTCATCACTGCTTCGTCATGGGTTTCTCGCGCTTCCACGCCCTCGATACGATTGAGGTGCGTTTCCAGCGTGGTATCGATGGTTCGCATGGAGCCGTTGTAGCCGTCCCTCAGATCGGCGGGGTCATTGTCGCCATACAAATTTAGGCCGTAATTATCGGTTTTTGTATATACGGTAGCCATTTTATTTAGTCCCTTCTTTTACTATTGTGTCGATTCTATATTGCTATTGTACTTCCACAATCCCTTTCGTTACCTTGATTGTCGAATTGCGAAACCTGACCCTCCCGTAAGTGTTGTTTTTTTCTTCGGTAGAAGCATACCGGTTGACATAAATAATTTTTTCGATCTCCTGTGTCGTGTAGTTGTCCGTCTTTGAGAATGGCACCGCATTGCTTTCGCAATCGACGGTAAAATTAGAAATTTCGTTCATGTCTGAAATGATAATTCCGTTTCCAATTGTCTTAAGGTTGTGCGTTGGTTCAGTCTCAGAGTCTCCTACTGATTCATCACCTGTCACTAGCAATCCTGAGATGATGGCGTTTTGTGGAGTACGGAGTTGTACTCCGTATGCTTGTGCATTATTGGTCTGGATTGAAGTTCCCATTTCATCCGCGAAATTAACGCAACATCTAGCGGCTCGTATGTTTTGGACGATGCCGGTAAAACGATAGGTCACAAGCATTTGATTGCCTATGAAGTCACCGCTCAGATCCACGAACGAGCCTCCATTCCAAATGTCATAACCTAGGTCAAAGATACCGTCACATCTAAGGTGTGAGCATTCAACATTCCCTCCGCCAAAAAAGAATCCTTTTATACATGAGGAGGCCTGTAGGCTTGTTGCTCTCATATCCCCGTATATATTATATCCAAGTACGCATTTGCTCGCCATCAATTGCGTTGCGTTGCCTTGCGATGATAATTTAAATCCGGTTTCAAACCCCTGCACGGTAATGTTTTGCAGATAACAGACGGTCTCGCTTTTGAGTCCGATTGTTTTGATTGTCTTATTTACCGCAGTCTGGACCATCCATTCGCCATGATCTGTTGCTTTTGGATTTAATTTACCCCTATCTTCGGTAATATTCCACTGATTGCCTTTAATATATAGGTTTCTTATGGAGTTGAACGTTGAGATGGTCAGAGCTGCTGGGGTATGGTCTGTTGTGTCGGGGATATCATACATCAGTAGGCATGTGCCTGCGTCATTTACAGAACTGTTGGTCAATTCGTCTCCGATTATGGAGGAATTAGTTCCCACAATGATTGAAGTGTGGCACATATATTTGCCGCTAGGCATGTATATGACCGATCGCGGTTTCCGCAATACATACGATAACACCTCAGTATCGTCAGAGATTCCGTCTCCGTGTGCGCCATACCGTTTGATGTTAAGGAAATTATTGTCTGCCACCAATTTTGCAATAAGATTATTTTTGCAAGATATTGCATCCATGCCATTTGCCGTAGCGTTGCCACCGCCTGCATGTATCACATAATGCGCTCCGCCGCCGTCGCCTGCTTTGTAAAAACCTAGGGTGCGACATTGCATGCCATCTGTGAGAAGATTTGAATCCTGCATGGACTCTATATTGTCAAATGTCACGATACAGCTAGGTAGAATAGCGTTTGTCCTTGAAATTGACTCTCGCAATGCCGCGCCGGACGTGATGTCGGTTACTCCAATTGACGTCAGACGGCTATCTGCGCTTGTTGCGTCAGTGACCGCTTTATTCCACTTTGTTTTCGCACTGGTCGCACTGTCCACTGTATTGTCGTCAAGCAGTGCCCTGACCACTTCTTCATCGTGGGTTTCTCGCGCTTCCATGTCTTCGATGCGGTTGAGGTGCGTTTCCAATGTGGCATCAATGGTGCGCATGGAATTATTGTAGCCGTCCCTAAGATCAGCCGGATCATTGTTACCGTATAGGTCCAGTCGGTAATTGTTTGTTTTTTCGTAGATGGTGCCCATTAGTCAGACCCCTTGGACTCTCTGATAAGGATTTCGAGTTGGTGAATTTTTTGATCTAGAATACGCATGGAATTATTGTAGCCGTCTCGCAAGTCCATTGGCGTATCGTCCGTATAGAGCGGCAATGCAAGGTGTTGCGTTATATCGTATCGACCGTTGACCATTACTGTATCGTCCTTTCTCGGGGGGTTACTCTCGGTTCTTTGTTGCCGAAAATATCATGATTGCCCAATACTGCCCATGTAATGCAATCATATTGTGCGGCCTGTTTGGTTGCCATGGTTGCCATCTGGTCCACCCGTGCGCCGAATACCGCCAATTCGCGGTACATGTCGCGATCGGTGTTTTTGGAATCCTCGTATTGCCCCGTGGTTGGATTATAGGTGAGTGATGATGTTTGATACTGGTCCACCTTTTTCGCAAGATCATCCAAGGCGGTATCGACTGAGGTTTGCCACGCTGCGATCTCGGAGAGAACTTTGTTGATCGCTTCGATGTCGGCGTTTTCATCCTTGGCGAGATTATCGAGCTGATCCCTGAGCTGGTCTAAATGCTCGGCCACCTCCTGCACATACCCGAGCACGGTGAGCGTATCACGGTAGCTAAACGGCTGGACCGTCGTAAAATACCGCTGTCTTGGGTCGATATCCAAAGGAGCGGCGCATGTGTTGATTCCGTCCATAAAATCCTCCAATCTGTCTCAAATCAAGTATACTCTAGTGGCCGAGATTGTAGGCGAGACTCGTGCCATAGGGTTGCGGAACATTGGTCATGTTATCCCCGCTACCCCACATGCCCATAAAAAGATCTTCCAGCGAGTTGATTACCATCATGTCGATATTGAGCATGGTATTACGCCAGTCAAGCAAAAGCTGCGATTGCGAACCACTCGTGCCGAGCGTATGCGAAACACTATTGCCCTTGTCCGACGAGTGCGCGTAATCCGTATTGCTGGTAGAAGTCGCTGTGGCCGAACTATCCTGCTGTGTGCTGGTATGCGTATTGCCGGTAGAGTCCGTTTGGCTTGCGGTGGTCGCGTATTTGCGGAAATCGTCAATACGGGTCTGCGGAAATTCTGAATTAAAAGTCATCGACGAATTATCGGCGGTAGTGTCGGACGTGCTGTTTGCCGTGGACTCGTTGGATTGCGTGCCCGAAGACTTGCCGGAAGATTCGTTCGTGCTGGCTGAGTCCATCTCCTGCCGGATATCGGACGTGATAAACGGGTCGAACTTGCGTTGCGCAGATAAATATAATTGGTTGAAATAGTCCATTTGTTCGCGCATGGTACGCCCCAAATAAAAAATGAACATTTGCGGCGTTTCTGAACCGATTTCGCGCAGTGCGTAGTGGGCTACGATTTTCTCGTTCAATTTCGCCCTATAGTTTTCGTCGAAAATCGGATAATATTGCGAACTTAAATGCAATTTTTCGTCCGTATTGAAACCACGGTCGATCAGATTGCCGAGCGTCAACGTATAATCGGCCATGCTGTCCTTGATGGCGTACATGCTCAAGTCTTGCACCATTATTCTTCCTCCTCTTTGTTTCCGTCCACGTCCAATAAGCCGCCGGACGTGGTGTCGTTCCATTCGATTCCGATAGGGTATCCCGAGTCGGCCATTTGCGGCCACAACCGGTTAATCGTATCGCACGCCTGCTGTCTTGCTTTAAGATAGCTTAGGCGGAAAACGTTCGTACGGCTATTGCCTGCCGTCACTTCGCTTTCAAGCAATCGTTCTTTTTTTTCGGTGGTGCTATTGTCGATACCTAAATAGTTGACCAATTCGTTCCATATCTGCGTTTTGGTGGTGATGATCTTATCAGCCAAAAAGGGGGTGACGTTGGGGAATGTCTGGAACATTCCGGTGATGTCCGCCGAGTCGTATGTGTAAATATAGGGGTCGCCATCTTCACGCGCCTTCATCAAATTTTGGGCGGTGAGCTTGTTGGTTTCGGACGTGGCGATAATCAACGGAACGCTAATATTGTCAAGATTTACGTCCAGCGCACGGTCTGCGATAGCCAATCGCGTCGCATAATTCCACATAACGTCGATCATGGTGCAACGCAGCTGGTTATCCCAAATAGGCACGCATTCCTTGCTCCCGATCTGCGGGTGAGAATAACTTGTCGCAACCGGTTGGAAGCTGGTTGGATTGTTATAGTTGTTTACCCCCCCGATATTGCCTGAAGTGACCATAAAACGGTTCACGCCCTTACGCTTGTCGGGGAAAAAGAGGGCGAGACCGTTTTCAAAAAGCGTCAATTCCAGATATCTTTCGTCAATATACGGGGGGAGGTTAATCCATTTGAAACGTGATACGGCCAACATTTCGATAAGCTTCATGTACTGGTTAATTCTGAGACTCTGCCGCATTTCTGGCAGATTAAGATTGCCCCACATGCTGCCGAGCACGCTCTGATTATCCCAATGCGCGGCCTTGCGTGCATTATTGCGTTTACCCATAGTCACCGTCCTAAAAAAATAATGGAGAGAGTTAATATGCTCTCTCCATTATATCCAGTCAGTACGAGATACCGGCCAGTGGCGCATTGTCCGCATAGTCGGTGACGCCAATCTTATCGGGGTCAGTCCATACCGTCACGCCACTTTCGAAAATGCCTTTCACGGTCAACCGGTACTCTTCTGGACATGTCGCACTGCGTACGTACAGTTCGTGCAGTTTCCAATATGTGAAATTGCTCATTGCCATAAGGGTTTCGGGCAATTTCATAAACCGTTGCACGTAATAACCATACCTTAACCATACTTCCCCGATGGCTTGCATGGCGGCTGATGGTATCTGCCGGAAACGCACCATGACGCCAATCAGACCGTTAGCAAGGTTGAATGCATCACCCCCCAACGCGCCCGACGTGGTAGGGGGTACGGTTTGGGTCTGCTGCACTTGGGCGTTGATGCCGGCGATCGTGTTTTCGTAATCGCCTTGCGCCGTCGCCTGCGCAAGCTGCTTATTCATATCGGCCAACTGCATGGTCTGCTGATTGCTCAGGTTGGTTTGCGCGAGACCGTAGGCGTTTGCCTGTGAGGTGCTTGCATTATTGGTGGTCTGTGTGTTCGCTAATTGTTGATTCGCCGTGCTCACATTATTATTGTAGGTTTGTTGGTTTGTCCATGCGCCGATTGCCGTGCCTGCTATGGCTCCTGCCACGCCGCCGATATTGCCGGTGACGGCTGAACCCACCGCGTTCGCCACACCACTGCCAATCGTATTCAACTGCGCCATCTGATTACTGAATCCAAGATTCTTCAACGTCAAATCGGTACCCATCTGCGCGGATTGATTGCTGATCGCGTTCATGGCGTTACGGTTCGACGTGCCGAGCCGATTCTGGGCACTTGCATATTGTGTACCGAGCTGGGCTTGAGCATACGCATTATTAATGCCCATCTGGGTTTTCTGATACCCCCAGTCCGCAGACTGTTGCGAGTACTGGCGCGTGTAAGCACTATTTGCGAGGGAAAGAGCGGATCCGTTGTTGACGGCCATGAACGTTGGAAAACTGGTGATGCCAAAACTCGCGTTCAGCATTTCGCCCGTATCGATCGGCAACCCCTTACCATCCGGCAACGGTTGACGGTCACCGAGATTGCCCGCATGATAGCCTCGCGCGTAAAAATTCAAACGAGGAGAGGGGGGCGCATAATTCCATGTCTCCCTGATAATCAGATCGGCAGATGGTATCTGCTCAGGCTCATATGTGATGACCGTACCATTGAGACACGAGCATTCGACATACGCGTAGGGGGCAGTAAGGAATTTCTTCAGATACCGGTATCGTTCCGGCAATTGGAACATGTTGCGAAAATCCTTGAGGTTGATAATGTCCGTGTATCGTGCGTTGGAATTGTCGTTTCGCTTGCGTAATTCCCAGCAATTGCCGGTAAAGCTGACTGAATGGCCGAACAGTTCCGTTTTTTTCGGTTGACCGTCCAATAGCGCTTGTGGGAGGTGGGGGACTGCGTAGATTCCGCAAATGCCTTGCGTGACCCATGGGGCATTCATGCCCTCGGTGAAAAATGCGACAATATCGGCGGGAGTGTCCAAATAGTACATGCTGGTACCGTTAAGCTGACTTTCGAAAGCGCTACCGGTGGCGGTATTGACTACCGGATTATTCGTGGTGCCAGTATCCGCCTCAAGATCGGTGGTGCTTACGACGATAAGCCCATAGGACGTGTGTTTCACCCCGTCACGTTCAGCCACGTCCATCAATGGTTTCCACGATTCGTCGGTGAGTACGGTGCATTTGCCCGTATCCAGTCCTTCGGGCAAATCCAAATAGGTTTTGCCCCAGTCCTTCCATGCGTTTTCGTTGGCAACCCCAACATGCCCCCTTTCAACATAGGCGTTACCCAGCTGAATATCATGCTGGAATGACTGCCACACGTCCAATTGGATATTGAGCTGTGTTGTGTTCGCATTGATATAGTCACAGGTTTGCACGAAATAATACCAACTACGGGGGGTATCAAAATCGTAGTCGTTCGTGGCGATCAGATAATTATATTGCGACGCTTGCGCGAACGGGATAGGCAATCGTACCGGAAGTCCGTATTTTGCCATGGTGCAGTCGGTAAATTCGATACCATCCAAACGGTCAAAATACTCTTTTTGAGACTGTCTATCCCATTTGACGATATCCCTATACCCCATATCCCACGGAACATTGCACAGTTTGAAACGCGTGTTCGGCGTCCATTTCGCGTACGAAAAATTAATCGGTAGGTCATTCGCGCTCATAAAATCCTCCTAAAAAATAATAGGTGTGGATAAAGTCTATCCACACCTATTTTACCGGTTATCGCCTAATGTCAGTCGGCGACGGTGATCCGTGCCGTTCCGACGGCTCCCGCGAATTTCGCGGTGACGCTGGCCGCTCCTGCCGCGGTGCCGGTCAATACTCCGTTAGGGGTGATGGTCGCGTGCTGGTCTACCGTCCACATGGCGAGATTGGTCACGTCAGCCGTGTTGCCGTCCGTCTTGGTGGCAATCGCCTTGAGCGCGATATGTGCGCCGTTCTTCACCGTCTTTTCGCCCTGAATCTCAATGGATTCGATGGCTCCCGTCTTCCAGCCGCCCAACCAAGCGCCGACAACCGGCACGGACAGTGCTGCGGAAACCGTCTGATCAATCTCGGGGTGGGCCGGGTCGATATAGGTTGCCTGAGCAGTGACCTTAAGCGTTTCGGCGGTTTCGTCGAGACCGCAGCGCAGAATACCCCCGTTGTCGATTGAGGTGAACGGGGAGGAAGCTCCCTCGACTGCGTACTTAATGCCGATCGGCTGGAAGCTTGCCGTGTCCTTGTTGGCGCTTGTGATCTCAGATTCGACCTGCACGAGATCACCGCGCGACACGTTTTCGGGGGTGATGGCAGACTGTCCGTACTTGCGTACGCGCAGCGTAAATTCCGGCTTGCTCGTAGTGAGCGTATCCGGCAACGTCACGGACTCAGAGGAGCCTTCGCCCGTCCAAAACAGTACGGCATTCGCAAACGGGTTAGGAGTGATGGAGCCGCGGTGCTTGTAGAAGATGTTGCGCGTGCCGTCAATCGGATTCACGGGGCTATTGGTGGTTTCGAGCATTTCATCCCAGCAGAAGAAGAAATCTTCGGTGGTTAGGACGGCCTGCACCTTGCCACCGGCACCGCCAATGCCGAACATGTCTTCCGGAATGGGGATAATACGGTACGGCACGTTGACCTTGTCAATGTTAAATGCTGCGGCCAATGCTTCCACGTTAAGCGCGGCGATCACCTGCGGGGTTGCGAACAGAATGGCTTCCGAATCGCGCCATGGGGTAACCCAGCTCATGGCGTTATATCGTGGCATGGCCGACATTGGCGATGCTTTCAATTCGTTCGCCACCTGCTGGATAAGACGCAACAATCCCTTGGCGTCCGCTTCAGTGGAGTCGGCCTTACCGACGTCGGGAGTGTGGACTCGATAAAAACCGCCCTTTCGAGCATACTCGGCGAAGCACTGAGTCTTCATCAGGTACATATCATTACGGTCAGACAAGATCGGCGCGTTCATGATTTCCGCGATATAATCCGCCATGCCGCTTTCGCCGTCGAACGCTGTAAGCAGCGCATCTTCCGGGATGGTGACCGGATAATAATGATCAAAAGTAAGGGGGTGGAATACGGAAGCAGTCGGCAGCGAGTAACGTCCGTAAACGTCATCACCAAGGTACTCCTTGTTAAAATTACGGGTGCGTGCCTTGACAAGACCAACCGCGGCCTGTTCATAAGTGCTGCCGTAACGCTTCAAGGTGCGGGGGGAGCCGATCAGCTTGAGCGGGTCATCCCAGTCTGCATGCTGGATGTACAGGCCGATCAAACGCTGGATAAGTACCCCCGTGAATTCGTCGCGCAAATACGGAAAATTGCGCATGGTATCCACCGCATTGCGAATATTGCCTTGTGTGGCGCTTGGGATACGCACCTGAAACTGGGGGGACGTGGCGTTTCGGACGGCGTTGAAGATCTCAACGTCACCCTTGCCGGCCAATGGTCGAATATCAGACATTATATTATCTCCTAACTATTTTTAGTCGAACAAATCTTCGATGGACTCTTGCGTTTCATCATCGTCACCGTCATTGTCGGACGGGGCGGGGTCGGTATATCCGAGCGTGTCCATCATGGCTTTCAATGCGGCCAATTCCTTTTCGATCGAGTCAAGTCGCGCGCTCACATCCGGTTCGGACGGTTCCGGTTCCTGCTCAGGCTCTTTCGGCTTGATTTCGTCATCGACGGTTTCAGTCTGCTTCTCTTCTTCAGTGGGCGGCGGGGTGGTGTTTTCGTCGCTCTCATTGTTTGGGTCTGCCATGCAAGCTCCTTACGATAGGTAATATTTCCACCAAAATTATATCATGCTGCGGGGGAAATAAAATGACCCTCCAATCACGGAGGGTCTGAATCGTCCTATCGGAGCGCAAAAGTGATGATCGTAGGGCACTACCGCCACGATAGTGATTCCATGGTCGGCGGCATTCTCAGCCGTGGCAGTCCAACCTATGTTGCTCCCAGTCGAAAATCGACGCTCACAAGACACAACTATTATAGCATAACCATTGTCCCGTAATCGTCCATGACTTGCACGCCATGACGAAACCGATCGTAAGGGATGGGCTGCGTAAATTGGCTTCCGGCCATGCAGATATCAACGTCCCCATCATCCTTCCACCCCTGATATCGGTTCATTCCAAGTATGGTCAGTTTTTCGTATCGGGCTGCGATTTTCCACTTGCCCAGCTCGGTAGGGTGGATTTCACATGAGTCCACCGGCTCCCAGCCGGATAGGATGCACCCGTCCGTATTGGCATACAGCAACCTATCGGAATTGGCATGGCAGACGTCCATGAGTTTGCGACGGGCATAGGCGTTGACCCATACGGGTATGGGGAGGTAGTCGGTTTTCAGATTCGATTCTTCGCGTCGTGCGATATTCCAGTCAAGGGTTATGCCGTCTTTTGACATGGGGAGCATGACGGCACCTTTGGGTAGACTTGCCATTTTCCCCACTAAAGCATTCATGACCAGTTTGGCCGTTTGTCGTTTTTCGCCCGTCGCCTTCTGCTTCAAGTCCCCCCATTCGTCGACGAACGATCTAAAAAACCCCTTGCTTTGCCGGAACTTCCACCCCCGCGCATGCTTGTATATGCTCACTTCGTAATTCTCGCAGAGCAGTTTTTGGTCAATGTCAGTCAATACTCTTGTCACATACCCCCTAGTGCTGGTGAGGCGATTCAGTCCATAGACGCTACGATTGTCGAGCAAAAAAGGGTATCCGTTTGGTTTGAGTTCGGCACGAAATGTCAATTCGTCGCAATGCAACGGCATATCATCATCCTGCACATACGCACCGTCATATGATTCAGGTAGCCCCCATGGGAGCCATTCGTCCCGCAATATGCTCGGATACATGCTATTGCAGTCAACGTCAATAGCCTTACCGTATGCCCCCTCTTTCGAAACCATGAATCCGCCGATATAGGCGTCATGCAATGATTTTTTGGCGTCCGATTCCAATTGTGGGAATTTGTCGTAATACCATTTCCACTCGCCGGACGCGAACGCTTCCATACTCGCCCCACCTGCGGTGATCTTGCATAGGCCGCGATGATCATACTCACGTAATATGTTGAGCAGTTGAGTATCGTTCATGGTAAGCTTGCAGTTTTCTCGCAAAAGATTCGAAATATCGAAAAACCGTGCGGAATTCTCACGGTCGATACGCACCGTAAAACTAAAAAACTTGCCCTTTTTGGAAACGATGGCATCCCAGCTCAAATTCGCATTATGCTCATCGTGAGGGAGCGAGTGTACGACATGTGCGATAAACGGGTCTAAAATGTCGGGGTTGCTCACGTAGACAGTGAGTTTACCTCCCGCCATGATGGACGCCAAAAGACGGTTAGGTTGGATAACGTCACGCAGCACGGTGCCGTCCGTGCAGCGTATGACGTTATCCGCGCACCATAATCCCACCCTATTATCACTCACTGTCATAGTATATAACTTCCCTTTGTTGCTGACCGCTACTTTTCCAGTGCGCCAGCTTCCGACATCCACCGGTCAAATTGCCGTCTTGAGCGCTGATAGCCCTCACTGCTGCCCTTGAAAATCGACGTGAAACCGTGTCGAACGGGGTCATACACCGTCCAATCGAACACGATTCGGGGGGCGTCCGTCTGTTCGATAAACGCTCTCTTTTGCGCTGCGGATAGTTGACGGAATCGTTTCAATCGTTTCGAACCGAGTGAGGTTGCCAAGATTTTTTCGAACACTTCGTAACGTCCGCGACTCATATAGGACGGCCACTCGTGCTCACCGTACAGGTCTGTACTCTTTTTGCCCGTCCCCTGTCTTTTAGACTTGCGTTTCTGTTCGGTGCGCAATCCTAAGATTTCGGCTGCATCATGCATTTGCTCAAGCAGCTCCTTACGGTGACCGCTCTCCAATTGGGAGCGCACGAATGCTTCATCACTCAATACGTTGGTCATCTGCAAAAAATCAGTGAGCTTTGACGGGATGATCTGAGTGCGTCCGAAACCCTCACCGGTAGTGCCGGTGATCTCGGATATACGCTGGTCATACACACTGCGTTGCGGCATTGCCTGCGCCTTGTTCCATTCGTTGATTTTCCGTCGTGCCGCATTGATTTTACGCTGCTGCTGCCGCAATAGCTTGCGCCGTTTCGCCACCGGTTCCGCTTCGATCTGAGCATTCGTGATGGGCGTGCGTTGGGCAAACATAATGTCTTTTTTCGTCGGCTTTTCAACGGCGGTGGCATGGTATGGCGTGCTTTTCGCTTCCGCTATGGCCTGTCTCTTCTGCCGCTCCCACTCTTTGCCCAAGGTTTTTGCGATATTGACCAATTGTTTATCGGCGGTTTTTGCGAGATTCGAGCGGGAGTAAGAGCCAAGTTGTTTGATATTGCGTGCGGCGCGTGCTTGCGCCGCTTGACGTGCCTTGACATGCTTTTGATTCCGGCTACGGGACATGGTGCACACCTCTTAAGATGGCAAGAGCACCCAAGATTGGGTGCTCTCTATGATCGAACGCTACTTAACGATTATAGCAAGTTCACTTGGTTTTCTCTTCGTCCACCGGCTCGATGCTGAAAAACTTGAAGCCACGGCGGGAGCGACGTTCCACCACCTTGATAGCAAGCGGTGCCTCCCAAGTGTTCGGGGTTCCAAAAATGCCGAACATGGTGTTCAATCCGGCAGCGAGAGTGGGAGAGGTGGCCGCATACGCCTTGTTGTCATCGGTTACGATGATGACGCGCACGGTATTGGAGATTTCGCCAGTCTGGTCATCCGTCACCTGTACGGCCTGTGCGACGGCATTCACCATGTTCAGTGTTTCGTTCAAATGTTCGTCGAGCTTTTCGGCGTTCTGTAGTGCCGAGTAGAGCTTGATTTTGCCTTCGCGAGTGGAAGTGTCGATGAAATGCTGGACGGTGCCGAGTTCGGTGCTTTCGGTATTGAATGCTACGAGTGCGGTATTGGTGTTTTCCATTTTATTTCCTTCCCTTATGGTTATTGTTTTTGTTTTCAGGCTTATGCCTAAAATCTTTTATATCACATACCGTCATTATTTTCAATTTCGGCGTGTCGTTTTGTATGCTCTTCGGGGTCCCACTCTTGCGGCTCCCCGAAAGTCGCATACTTGTAAAAAGTTTCCTCATTCATCGAGACTTTTTGCGAAAAAATGTGAATAGAACGGGGGATGAAGTTAGGAAACAATTTCTTCGCGCGAATCGAATACGCACGCGCATCCTTAAGTCGCCCGTCGATGACATGCTCGGCTTCCATAAAATCGCCGTCAACAAGCTCCATGCCCTTAAGCACGGCATACACGCGCGTGCGGAAAATATCGGTTTTGGTCCTAGCCATATGCATTACCTCCCTTGTAGTAAGATTTTTTGCAATTCATCATCATTATACCGTGTCATGTCTAGTCTGTCAAAATTCTTAAAAACGGCGATAATCAGATTTTGAGCCTGTGGACTATCAAAAACCGTACAGCAATCATATGACGTGCAACCCTTGACCGCGCAGACGGCACACCATGCAATCAGATTAGGCGGGTTGATGTGACCGTCCAAGTATTCCACATCATACGTTCTGGACAGGGCGGCGGAAAACCCGTCCGATATGGTCATGCTCCCGCAAATCTGCGATACCGTTATCACCGCTTGTGTAAACCATGTGCTAGCCCCGTCGCGCCACAGTTCGCATAGCATATTTACGGCACGGCAGCATGTTTCAAAATCCCCGTACCCCTTATCGTACCGTTTCAGATTCAGCTCACGTTTCCGGCCTTTCGTAGCCTTGACAATACGTGGCGATTCCATGATCGCATCATCAAACCGGCGCATACGATAGATCGGCGTCCGGTCATTGCCACGATTAAACATAATAGCGCCTCTCCACTTTAAAATATGCGATATTTCTCGTGTGTGCGGGTACTGCCGCCCACTTCCGAATCAGCTCAGCGGCCTTATCGTATGAGGTGGCATACCCCACTTCGATAGGGGGTTTATCACCATGTCTCAAATACGCCAATGCAACAAACGTTTCGTACATGATTAAAACTCCAATTCCTCACTATCAGACTCGGCACCGAGCCACCATATGTCAAACCACAAGTCCATACTCGGACACCGTTTCGGTGGCGTGAAAGCGTCACCCTTGCGTTTCGCTCCCGCCCAAAACGCACGCAAACGCCAATACACGTCCGCATAAACACAGTCCTTACAAGTCCATGAATGCACCCAGCCACGAAAATACATGACTAATCCCTATCTAATAGTGGAGTTCGTGCAATATCGATGGCGTCCAGCATAAGATCAACCACCTGACTACCATCACCCGCGTCATACGCACACAATGCAGTCGCATTGCAAAACCCGACCGAAGTACGGAATCGGACGGCATACCTCAGCTCATACCGTTGACCGTGAGGACAATACCATAATTCCACATTACCCCCCACAAACTGCGAGGAAAACGTAGCAACCTTCATATCATGTTCAGCCATTTCAAAAACCTTTCACAACAAAAACCAAAACCATAGCCACACTTACCGCAAGCATGACCAAAAAACAAAACGTGTCACGCCAATCACGCGGCAGTTCGCAAAACACCGCAGCAGCCATCGTGAGAAACAGTACAGAAAGTATGCAGACGGCAACAATCATGCCAACCATTATACCAACACCACCTTAACCATGCCAACCATAGTACTATCCATGTCAAACGTGGCATTGTCAATATCCACGTCCACATCCACACCCGCATAGGCGTTTCGAATATGAGATAGTATGCCGTCCAATGACGCTTTCAACGACGTTGTGCGGAACATGCCACTAGGCTTCACGCAATCAGGCAAAATCTCGAAAACCTGAAACCCATCATTAGTGATGATAAAATACCACATTTGCTTACCTCCAATTCAGTGAGTCAAGGCTTCAGCTACCGCTTCCGCGATAGTGTCTCCAGTTCCCAAGACAACGACGGGACAACAATGATCAGCGTAAACGGCATAAAACACCTCAACCGCGTCCACCTTACGCCCGTCTTCGGTAGTGCGATAGTATGGCGTCTCAACCCTCTTGACGCAAGCGCGCGCCATCAATTCCCGCACACTCTCAATACTAACGCCAGCTTCCTTTACGATTTGCTTATAATTTTCCATTTTTTTATTTACCTCCCTTGTGGTTGATTTTTTTTATTATAGCACAAACAAAAAACACAACACGCCGTAAAAACAAACAACATATAAAAAACCCCTAGGCAATAAACCTAGGGGCTTTATTTATCACCTATCACGCATTCTCGAACGCTTCAATAAAATCATCATTCG